ACGTATGACGCAAATGTGAGCCGGGTCTAAGGGGTTTCAAATGGCTATTTCCTTCAAACGCTACGTCGATATTACTTCGGGCGTCGGCGGTGGCGCAGGGGTTCGCCTGCGCGACCTTATCTTGCGGCTCTTTTCTTCAAGCACTCTTGTACCGGCGAATACCGTTATCGAAATGGATAACGCGACCGACGTTGGTACGTATTTCGGCACGACTTCGCCCGAGTACCTGCGCGCGGTTTTCTACTTTGGCTTTATCTCCAAGCTGATCACCGCCCCCAAGAAAATCTCGTTCTCGCGATACGCTCTCGCGGCGGCCGCTGGCCGAATCTATGGCGCGACGAAGGCTTTCGCCGTCTCCCAATTTACCGGGATCACGACCGGCTCTTTCAAGCTCACGATTGGGGCCTATACGGCCGACGTGACCGGCCTTAACTTCTCGTCGGCCGTGACCCTCTCGAACGTCGCCTCGACGCTGCAAACCGCGATCCGGGCCATTGTGGCCGGGGGTACGGATTGGACGAGCGCGACGGTCACGTACAACGCAACTGCGAACCGCTTCGAACTTGTTGGCGGCGTCGTTGGTGCCGAGGCCGTGGCGACTGCGGCGGCCGCTTCCGGCGTTGATGTTCGCTCGTTGCTCGGCTGGGACGCGACCGCGATTTTCTCCCCGGGTGTTGCGATCCAAACCCCGCTCAATGCGTTTATTTCGAGCGTGGGCGTTTCCGACAACTTTGGCTCGTTCGCCTTTATCGACCCCCTGAGCCAAGCCGACGTAGTTACGGTCGCCACGCAAAACGACACGTACAACGTGAAATTTCTTTACACGGTCGGCATTGCCCAAGCCGACGCGGCGGCCTATTACGGCGCGCTCTCGGGCCTCGGCGGCGTGGCGACAACCCTCTCGCCGATTGCTACCGAATACCCCGAGTTGCTCCCGTCGGCCATTCTGGCCTCGACTGCCTACTCGCGCCGCAACTCGGTACAAAACTATATGTACCAACAAGCGACCCTCACGCCGAGCGTGTCGGACGATACGACCGCGAACAGCATGGACGCTTCCCGCGTGAATTACTACGGGCGCACCCAAACGGCGGGCCAGTACATCGACTTTTATCAGCGCGGCATTATGATGGGCCTCGCGACTGATCCGGTCGATATGAACACGTACGCGAATGAAATGTGGTTCAAGGATGCGGCAGGCGCGGCGATTATGTCGCTCTTGCTCTCGCTGGCCCGCGTTTCGGCCAACTCGACCGGCCGTAGCCAGTTGCTCGCAATCCTGCAAAGCGTGATCGAGCAAGCGACCTTCAACGGTACGATTAGCGTCGGCAAGCCGTTGAACACCACGCAGAAACTTTATATCGGCAACCTGACCGGCGACGACCAAGCATGGCAGCAAGTGTTCCGGCTGGGTTATTGGGTCGATTGCGTGTTGCAAAACTATGTTACGACCGACGGCCGTACCGAATGGAAAGCGGTTTATACCCTGATCTATTCAAAGGACGATTGCATTCGCAAGGTCGAAGGCTCGCACGTTCTGATCTAAGCCCTTAACCTGATACCGGAGAAAACACCATGCAAGACATTAGCGTATTTGGCCTGCGAGTACAGGTTGTCGCCTCGCAAACCTTCCCCTCGGGGATCAACCTTACCCAATTCGCCGACGACGCCGACCCGTTCGACTCGCCGAGTATGCAGATTCGGGACAAGGCAATGGGCGTCAATGGCGACCTGATCACGTGGAGTAAGGCAAACCCGATTCCCGTTACTCTCAACGTCGTACCGAACGGCGAAGACGACAAGAATTTGTCGGTTTTGTTCGAAGCGAACCGCGTCGGTAAGGGGAAGCAAGGCGCGCGCGACGTTATCGCGATCACCGTCATTTACCCCGACGGCCGTACGTCGTCTTTCACTCAAGGCACCATTACCGACGGTATGCCGTCGAACAGTGCCACGAGCGCGGGCCGCCTCAAGACGAAGGCGTACGCTTTTGCCTTCGAAAACGTCAATCGCACTTAACCCAAGGCGCACAAAATGATCGAACCGAAAGAGATCACTATCGAGACGCAACGCGGCGAAAAGCGCGTTTATGTCTTGTCAAAATTCCCGGCCGTGCAAGGTCGCGAAATTATCGCCAAGTACCCGCTTTCGGCTATGCCCAAGCTCGGCGATTACGCGGTGAATGAAGAAACCATGCTCAAGCTGATGGCCTTCGTTGCCGTACCGCGTGCCGAGGGCGGCCCCCTGCCGCTCTCGACCCGTGGCCTCGTGGATAACCATGTGCCGGATTGGGAGACGCTCGCGCGTATCGAAATGGCGATGATGGAGTACAACGTAAGTTTTTTCGCGAACGGGAAAGGCTCGACTTTCTTAGAGGCTATCACCCTGAAAGCCCAAGCGTTCCTTTCCAAAACGTTGATGGATTTATCGGGGCAATCATCGCCGAAGGGAAAGCAACGCTAAACGAGTTGCGCACCGTCTATAGCGTCGAGGACGCCTTTAACATTTGGGAGGTAATCATGGTCACACGTTGGAATGAACACCTCGCCATTGAACACGCTAAGAAGCAAAAATGACGATCCTCGATACCTTCTTTATCCTGTTCGATTCGGACGCCTCGAAGCTCGACAAGGGCCTCGGGGATACCGAGAAGAAAGCCGACGGCCTAATCGACAAACTAAAGGGCGTCGATAAAGAGGGCACCAAGGCCGGGGCCAGCTTGTACGACTTGATCGGCAAGGGAGCGGGCCTCTTGGGCGTGGGCCTCTCGATAGGCGCGCTCGTGGCCGGGGTGAAATCCACGGCCGCAGCATACGACGAACTCGGCAAGCTGGCCGCGCGTTTCCGTTCGACGGCCGACGCCGTGGATGAATTCCGAGACGCCGCCGGTTTGCTGGGTATCAGCGAAGAAACGAGCGTCGGCGCGCTCAAGGCCCTAGATACCGCGATACAAGATACCTTCCTCGGCATGGGTCGAGCGAAAAAGGTATTCGAAGAAATGGGCATTACCGTTACCGACGCGCACGGCAAGATCAAGCCGACGACCGAGGTAATGACCGAACTCGCGGGCAAAATGAAAGACATGGAGAAGGGTACGCAAATTCGCGTAATGGAGCGCCTCGGCCTCGACCCGTCCATGCTGAAACTGTTTAACGCCGACCTCGTGGCCCTTCAAAAGCGAATGGCCGACGTTGATAAGGCGAGCGGCTTCAATCTCGACCAAGCGGTAAAGCGGTCGGCAGAATTCACGAAGGCGACGAAGGGCCTTACGCTCGAAGTTAATACCCTGAAAATGTATATCGAGAAACTGAGCGAAGGTTTCAAGATTGCGACAATGCCTTTCTTTACCGAGGCCCTCGGGGTTGCGACGAAGTACGTAAAAATGTTCGTCGATTTCCTGCTCAAGCATAACAAGTTCATGGAAGGCGTTTTTATCGCCATAGGCGGCGCGATTGCTTATTTCCTGATCCCTGCCGCGATCAATGGCGCGATTGCCGTGTGGGCCATGATTGCCCCGTTTGCGTTGATCGGTTTGGCCGTCGTCGCCGTGGGCGTGGCGTTCGCCTTGCTCTATGATGACATAATGAATTTTATCGAGGGCGGCGATTCCATGATCGGGCAAGTTGTCAATAAATGGCCTATCGTCGGCCAGATATTGAAAGCCCTCGGGGCCGAGTTCGTGTTTCTTTGGGACGTTGCGAAGGCCCTTTTTAATTTCCTCGTCGGCATGTTCGACGATCCGGCCGCCGCGTTCGAGAAATTCAAGTCGGACATTGCCGCCGGTATCGACGCGCTAATCGAACACTTCCCCGGTTTGAAAGAAGTCGTCGGCACCATTACCGACGCTTTCACGGCCGCAGGCGACACGATCACGGGCGTATGGGACGCGGTTGTGGCCGCGATCAAGGCCGCGATTGCCGTTGTCATGGATGGCATAAATACGGTCGTCTCGGCGTTCAACAAAGCGAAATCGTTTCTCGGCTTTGGCGGGGGCGATTCCGAGGGGCTGGCCGCCGGTAAAGGCGCGCTCGGGCAGGCTTCGGGCGCGGCCCTTGGTGCGCAGACCTCGAACAGTATCAGCAACACGACCAAGGGCGGCAAGCAAACGTCGGTACAGGTCGGCAAAGTCGAAGTGCATACGCAAGCGACCGACGCCCAAGGTATCAGCAAGGCCATAGGCGGCACCATGCAAACGCAAATGCGGCAGGCCGTGAATAACTTCGACGACGGGGTATTGGCATGAGTACGACCCCCACAAATGCGCAAGACGTTATCGCGGTCTTGACCTCGGATTTTACGCAGGTCTTCGCCAAGGCCCGGGCGGTTAAAGCTACGGTCATGCGTACGTCGAAGGCGATGGAACACCCGCTCGAAACGGGCGCAACCATTACCGACCATCGTATTATTTTGCCGGTCAATATCGAGCTTGCAATGATCCTTGCGAGCGAGGATTACGCGGCGGTCTATCAGCAAGTGCGCGACCTGTTCAAGCGCGGCGAATTGCTCACGGTTCAAACCCGCGTCGATTCGTTCCCGTCTATGCTGATTGAGAAAATGCCGCACGACGAAACGCCCGAAATGTTCGACGGCGTGGCCTTGGCCTTGTCGCTGAAAGAGGCGCAATTCGTGCAACCTCAATTCTCGGCCCTCAAGGTCGCCAAGCCGAAAGACTCGAACACCACGAACCGGGGCCAGCAACAACCGACCGAATCGCCCCCGGCGCGCAAATCGTCGGTACTCGGGAGCTTCTTCAAATGATCGACGTAGGTATCGCCGCCCTTCCGAATCAGTCGCTAACGATCCAACTCGACGAGCGACTCTACGTTATCGACTTGCGCGAGGCTAACGGCGTCATGGCGGCTTCAATCTCGCGCGATGGCGTGGCCCTCGTGTCGAATATCCGTGTCACTGCGGGCACCCCGCTTTTGCCCTACCGCTACCAAGAGTCGGGCAATTTCATTATGACGACCGACGGCGAGGCGATCCCCTATTGGGATCAATTCAACGTTACACAATTCCTCGTCTATCTAACCCCGGCCGAGCTTGCGGCCTATCGGGCGGCGTGATCATGGCAACGACCCCCGAACTCGACCCCCGCTTGCTGCGAATCGGTATCGAAATCAGCGGCCAGCTAAAGCTATACGAGGGCCTCGCCATGACGGCGAGCGGCACCAAGTACGCGAACGCGAACCAAAACGAATGCGAGGTGAAAATTACCAACCTCGACCAAGCGACGCGCGATTACCTCTTGACCGAGACAAGCCCATTCAACAAAAACAAGAAACGCAAAATCTTGACCGTGGAAGCGGGCCGCGTGAGTACCGGGTACGCCCTCGTCTTTCAGGGCGACATAACGAACGCCGTCGGCGCGCAACCGCCCGACATTACCTTGACCCTCAAGGCGGCCACGGGCGACCACGCAAAAGGCGAAATAATCGCAAGCTCGCAACCCGGCATCACGCCTATGCAAAATATCGCCTCGCGTGTTGCGCAGGATATGGGCTTGGCCCTGACCTTCCAAGCGAAGCCGAAACAAATCTCGAATTACTCTTTCACCGGGAGCAAGGTAAAACAGGTCGAACACCTCGGCGCAATGGGCCGGGTGAATGCCTATATCGACGACGCCGCGTTGATCGTGAAAGACTTTAACGCCCCGCTCGAAAAGCGCACGCGCGAACTTAATCTCGATACCGGCATGATCGGCATACCTGAATTCACCGAGCAAGGCATAAAAGTAAAAATGCTCTTTGACAATCAAACCGTACTCGGCGGCGGGATCAACATTACAAGCAAGCTCAACCCGGCGGCGAATGGCCTCTATACGGTCTTTAAGCTGGGGTTCGAACTCGCGAGCCGGGATACGCCCTTTTACTACATTGCGGAATGCACCCGCGCGGCGGGGGCTTGATCATGGCCGAACAACACGCGAACCCCTCACGCGACCCAGCCAACGACGACTCGTTGCTCGGCATGGCGCGGCAGGTACTCGACAAATTCTTGCAGCAAATCGACGATTGCTTGCCCGCCCGTGTGGTTTCCTACGACCGCACGGCAAACCGCGCAATGGTCGTGCCCTTGGTCAAGCTCTTGACGACCGATAACCGACAAGTCGGCCGCGCGCAAATCGCCGCCGTGCCGGTAATGCAATTCGGCGGTAACGGCGTCGCGCTCTCGTTCGACCTCAAGGCGGGCGACCTCGGATGGATCAAAGCCAATGACCGCGATATTTCGTTGATCCTGCAAGCCTACAAAGACAACGCCCCCAACACCCTACGCAAACACTCGTTTCAAGACGCCGTGTTTATCCCCGACGTAATGCACGGCCTCACGATTGCGGGCGAAGACGCGCATAACGCCGTCTTGCAGACTCTCGACGGGTCGGTTAAGGTCGCGATATGGCCCGACCGCGTTAAGATCACGGCGGGGGCCTTGGTGGCCGAAATAGGCCCTGCAAATATCACCTTGACCAACGGCGGGTCGGGTATGTCCATGACCTCGGCCGGAACAACTTTTACCGGGCACGTAGCCTTCCCCAACGGCGCGAGCGTGGGCGGTATCGAATTCGGCACCCACAAGCATACCGGCGTACAAACCGGCGGCGGCACCTCGGGAGGGCCTACAGCATGACAAGAGTAATCGCGGTCGATTCAAACAACGACCTTTATATCGGCCCCGACGGGTCGCTCGCGATGGCGACCGCCCTCGACGCGGTTATGCAGGCCGCGCAGCAAGCCGCGCAAACGCAGTTTGCCGAAATGATTTACGCGGTTGATCAAGGGATACCCAATTTCGCGGCCGTGTGGAATGGCGCGGCGAACGTTTCGCAGTTTGAGGCGGCCTTGCGGCGTACGCTTTTGGCGGTCGAACACGTTACCGGCATTTCCGATTTATCGACCGAAGTAAGCGGCAACAAGCTATCATATGTCGCAACAATTGAAACCGATTACGGGCCGGGAGTGCTGAATGGCTGATTACCAATACCTCGACACGACGGGCGTTATCGTTCCTGACACGGCGACCATTCAAACCGAAGTCGAAAACGAGTACAAAGCCGTCTTTGGGCAAGACCTGATCACGACGCCCAACACCCCGCAAGGGGTCTTGATCACTGCCGAAGTGTCGGCGCGGTCAAACGTGCTTCTCAATAACGCGACCGTCGCGAATCAGATTAACCCTAACCTCGCGGGCGGCGTGTTCCTCGACGCTATTTGGGCACTCACGGGCGGCTCGCGGCTCGCTGCGACATATTCGGTTGTCCCGGGCGTGCATTTGCTCGGCTTGCCCGGTACGGTCGTGCCCGCAGGCTCGCAAGCGGCCCTCGCCGACGGCACGCTCTTTGCCAGTGTGTCGGCCGTAACGCTCGACGGGGGCGGGAATGGATACGTCGATTTTCAGGCCGTCGATACGGGGCCAATTGCCGCCAATATCGGCGCGCTTACCCAAATCGTAACGGCCGTTCTCGGCTGGGATACCGTAACGAATCCGGTCGCCGCAACCGTCGGCCGCTCGGAAGAAAGCGACCTCGCTTCGCGCCTGCGCCGCAAGAATACTTTAAGCCTGCAAAACGTCGCCCTACCCGACGCGATTACCTCGGGCCTGTACGACACCCCCAACGTGCGCTCGCTGACCTTCCGCGAGAATTACACCAACGCGGCGGCCACGATTGACGGTATTTACCTCGTCGCAAATTCCGTATGGGCTTGCGTTAATGGCGGCACCGACGCGGCAATCGCTGCGACCCTTCTCGCCCACAAGAGCCTCGGCGCGAATTGGAACGGCGCGACAACGGTAAATGTTACCGACCCGGCGAGCGGCCAGTCGTACCCCGTGAAGTTCGACCGCCCGACCGACAAGCCCGTAAAAGCCCGCGTGACCGTGCGCAACCTGAGCGCCCTTACCGACGTACCGACCGCAGTACGCGACGCGATTGTGGCGTACGCGGCGGGGCTGCAAGAGGGCGAGCCGGGGTTCGTTGTCGGGGCGAGCGTCTCGTCGTTCGAATTGGCCGGGGCAATCAACCGCACCGCGCCCGGTATCTACGTGCAAAACTGCGAAATTTCTTTCGTCACGCCGACTTCGTGGGTCGTGGGGCAAATTGCAATCGCCCTTAACGAAATCGCCTCTATCGTCTCGGGCAATATCGAGGTTATCGTCGCATGAGCCAAATTCAAGCCCTCGATTTTTCCGTCGATTTAATGCGGGCATTGCTTTGGCAGTACAACGACGCCGCTCGCCTTGAAGCCCTCGTGCGTCAAAAACAAGAGTGGTACGACGCGAATCAATCGGCCTTTTGGAATGATTGGGTCGCCGACGTATTCGACTTGCGCACGGCGAACGACTTCGGTTTGAGCGTGTGGGCGATCATCCTCGACATTCCGCTCGTTGCGGCCTCGGCCGTTGATCCCAGCGATAAGCCGATATGGGGCTTCGGGCAGTACCGCGAAAATTTCACGAACGGCAATTTCGCGGCCATATCAAGCTCGGCCCTTTCGACCGAACAAAAACGCCTCGTGCTTCGGCTGCGATACTTTCAGCTTGTGAATGATGGGGCCGTGACCGAAATTAACGCCTTCTTTGCCTACCTGTTCGCGCCGCTAGGCTCTGCCTACGTGAAAGACGGGTACGATATGCGGGCGCGCTACGTCTTCGAGTTCTCTATGTCTTCGGCCCTCGAAGTTGTCTTGACTGAGTTCGACTTGCTCCCGCGACCGGCCGGGGTTAAAGTCGATTATGTAATCCTCGGCGCCGCCGACGGCTGGGGTTTTGGCCGATACCACGAGACTTTCACGAACGGGAATTTCTACCATGCTTAAATATTTTCGACTTCCTTTCGCCACGACGGGCGATAAAACCGCCGTACCCGACGCCGTAGATTCAAACGGCAACGTGAGTTATTCGCAAGGCTATGGCTTTGACTACCAACGCCAAAAGACCGACCCGGCCGCGAAGAATATCGAACGCGACAAGATGAATCAAATTTTCTTCGATATGACGACGGCTATCGCCGAGCTTCAATCGCAAGGCGTGCCCGATTTCATTACGACCGCGCTTAACGGGGGCACCGCGTACAGCTACGCCCAATATGCCGTCGTCAAGTATTCCGGCGACCTGTATATTTCCCTCGTGGCTGCGAATACTGCGCTACCGAGCGACGCGACAAAATGGGCTTTGTTGCCCACGCCTGCACGCATTCAAGCCGCCTTCAATTCGAGCGCGGTTGCGGGGGGTACGGCCGACGCTATTACGGGGGCCTTTTCCCCGGCAATCGCGGCCCTTCCGGCGGCCCCGGGCACTCTTTCGGTATTTGTGAGGGCAGGCGCGGCCAATGCGACCACGACGCCCACGTTTAAGGCTGACGGCACCACGGCGAAAACTATCGTCAAGGGCGCAAACCAAGCCCTCGTCGCGGGCGATATTGCGGGCGCGGGCCATTGGCTCGAATTGCAATACGATGCAACGCTCGACAAATGGGTTTTGCAGAATCCGACATTTAGCGGTACGGTAACAACAGCAAATGACCCGACGTTTGCCGATAATAGCGTTAAGGCCGCTTCTACTGGCTGGGTTCGCGGGGCAATGTCAGCTATCGCTACGGCGGCGGGGTTCGCAATTAGCGCGGCGGCTAATGGGTATATTAAATTCCCCTCGTGGCTGGGTGGCTGGATCGTGAATTGGGGAACGGTATCGACTAATAACTCTAGCGCGACGGTTACTTTTCCTTTGGCTTTTCCGACGGCCTGTTATGTCGTTGTCTTGGGCAATGCCTTTTCGACTAACGTTACCTTTTCGGGAACTTCAATCAATCCCACGACGTTTCTTGCCTCGTCTAATTCCCCCACTTTAGGGTCCGCCCCGTGGGTTGCGGTCGGTAAATAAAGGAGAAAAAACAATGTTATTCGCAAAATCAACCGGCGGCCTTTATGATGAAACCATCCATAAAGGGGCAATTCCTAATGATGCCTTGCCTATCCCCGATGAACTTTACCAGCAATTTCGTAACGGCGAAATTCACCGTTTTGACGTATCGGCGGGCCTTGTGGTTCGTTACGTATCCCCCCCTCCAACCGTTGCCGAAATTATCGCGACCTATACCGCCGCGATCCAAAAGCGACTCGACGATTTCGCCCGTACCCGGAATTATGACGGGATTCTCTCAGCGGCCACGTACGCAACAAGTGCCGTTCCCAAGTTCAAGGCCGAAGGGCAATACGCCGTCGAAGCCCGCGACGCTACATGGGCCAAGGGGTACGAAATACTCGCAGCCGTTGAGGCGGGCACGCGGCCGCTACCGACTCTTGAGGGGCTGGCCGCCGAGCTTCCCGCGCTCGCGTGGCCGAAATGATTTACGCCCTCGCATGGCTGGGGGCCTCGTTGATCCTTGCCCCCCTCTTGGGGGCTTTTATTCGTTTTGGAATGGAGGGCAAACCATGAATATCGCAGCCGTTACCGTCGCTTATTTGTGGGCTTTTTGGGCCGTGTATGTCTTGGTCATGGGCATTTACCGCGCACAACTCGCAAAGCGGCTCGGCCCTGTAACCTTTTGCCTTTCGTTGCCCTTCGTCGCTCTTGGGCTGGCGATGGACGCCCTCGCGCAATTCACCTTCGCAAGCGTGATTTTCTGGCAATGGCCGCGCCTTACCCTCGCGTCTCGGGTCTTCACTTTTTGGGGGCGGGCTTTCGTGTTGCGCGTACCTTCCGGCGATTGGCTCGTTACCGCCCGCCTGCAACGGTATGTCGCGCAGGGTAGCGGCTGGCGATTCACGATTGCGAATTGGATTTGTAACAACCTGCTCGACGTGTTCGACCCGTCGGGCGATCACTGTTAGGCGGCCCCCGTGCAATCTCTACCTGACTTCAAACACGGCGATACCTTCACCCTCGCTTGCACGTACAAACTTGACGGCGTGCCCGCGTCGCTCACGGGTAAGACTTTGGCGAGCCAGATTCGCACCGTCGCGGGCGAACTCGTGGCGGGGCTTACCGCCACGCAGGGCAACCAAATCACATCGCCGGGTAGCTTCACCCTGACCGCAGCCGCCGGGACGGCCGCATGGCCCGTTGCGGGCTTGCGGTGCGATATTCAAATCACCGAGGGCGCGACGATCATTTCGAGCGATACTTTCCTCGTGCCCGTCGTACAGGATATTACCCAATGAGCCGCGCAACAATCGAGATTCTCTTGGCTACGGCCGCGACTTCTATCGAGGTCGCCTTTACCCTTCCGGGCGGCACGGGCGCAGTGCCCGACGGCGGCGCGCAATTCGCGGTCTTGCAAAAGCAAAGCGCGGCCGACGGCGATTTCGGATGGACGAATACGCCACGGGTGCAAGCCCTGCAACTTAACCTCGCGACCCAGCCCGCAACATTGACCGAGGGGCAAAGCCGCTGGAATCCGACGGTACGCACGGTCGAAACGAATCTCGGCGGCCCGGGCGGCGGCGTCACGTTGCAACACGGCTTCGAGACGT